GCAGAAGTGTCCGTAAAACGTACGGGCGGCGGTGTGAACGGAGTTGTTGAAGTAGAAGCAAAGATGACAATCTGCAGTGATCTGAAAGTTACAGATCCGTCATAAGGAGGGGCGATCAATGGAAAGATTAGAAGGACTGGATGAAGAATTCCAGAAAGAAGAAACAGAAAAAGTAACATCTATCGAAGAAACAAAGAAAAAAAGACCACCATTTCATTACTGGGAAGTGGCAGGTGTACAGCACAAAATGAAACTTAATACCGGTATGATCACAAAACTGGAAAACAAATACCGTACCAATATTATGACGCTGGTAACGGCGAATGATATTCCGCCGCTTGGTGTTATGCTGACGATTGCCCAGGCAGCTATCGAGCCATGGGAACACGGTACAACGTTCGACAAAGTAACAAAGCTGTACGACAAGTGGCTGGAAGAAGGCGGCAGTCAGTTTGATTTCATGGCAAAAGTAATTATGCCGACTATGGCGGTATCCGGTTTTTTTACGCCGGCGATGGCAGAGAGCCTGATGAAAGATCTGGATCAGGCAGATGTGATCCTGTAACAGAAACAGTCACCGAAGAAATCTGGAAACTATACGAAGATGCATTGGATGCAGGAATCAAGGTGCAGGACTTCTGGAATATGTCTATCCCGGAAGTCCATGACTGCATCCGGAGCTATGGGAGGCGTGCAAAGATTAAGATCCTGCAGCAGTTCATACAGGCGGAAAGTATCGCAGAGCATATTGGCAGGTATTTGAATTCAGAAAACAAAGCACGCAAACCATGGGACTTCTACCCGGAACTGTTCAGGGAAGAACGAGAACAGTTCGAGGAAAGCAAGCAAGAAGAACAGGTTGTAACAGCTGCCGAAAACCGCCGCTTATATGCCGCAGAGTTCAACAGACGAAGACATCAATAAGAAATAGTGAAAAGGGAAGGAGGTGTGAAGATTGAGTGATACACTGCACAGAATGAAAGTCATCATTGAGGCAAACAACGCAAAACTGAAACAGGCAATGAGAGAAGCTACAAGCGTTGTGAATAACACAGTTTCTCAGATGAACACCAGCACATCAAAAATCGAAACACCTGGCAGTGCGGCAAGTGCCGAACTGTCGGAGGCGATGAGAAACGTTAAAAAGAGCCTGAGTGAGTTGCAAACACCGGAAGATGCATTGAATACGGACAGTTCCGTAAAAGCTATTAAGAATATGCAGGATGCGGTGCAGCAGTCACAACCAGTGTTTCAGAATGATGATCTGAGACAGTCGGCAAAAGAGACAGAAGATATTGTCAGAAGTACAGCCGCAGATATCAACAACAGCATGAATGAAACTCAGGAACCAGTTCGCCAGACAATGAGCGAAAATATGCAAATGATTCAAAATATGCAGAACCTTATAAAAAGTTCCTGGAAAGATATGGTCAATGGTACGATCTGGAAGCAGGCTACCGGACAGATAAGAGACTATGTCAGGGAAGCACAGGTCGCAGCAGGCATCCGTGTATACAATCCAGAATATGAACAGTTATGCAATACTATTGCAAAAACAGAGATGGAGCAGGAAAAACTGATCCAGAAAATGAACAGCATGGATGCGAGCAAGCGTTTTGTGCCAACACAGGAGTTTAAAGACCTAGAAGCCAATATTGCAAAGAGCGAATCCGCTTACGCAAAGCTGGAAGAAAAGCAGAAGGCATTAGAGGCAGCAGGAAAAGCGACGGTTCCGAGTGCTGATTACAGCGAAGTGAAGGCTCATTATGATGATGCACAGGCAAGACTGGAGAAGTTAATTGCGAAGCAAAGAGAATGGTTGGATCTCGGATTTAAGCCTGGCGACGGTGGTGCAATGACTGGTCTGACGGAGCAAATCAAAGAAGTTGAAACGGAAATGAAATATCTAAAAGGTGAAATGAAAGACCTTGAGGATAACGGAAAAGCAATGATACCGACGGATCAGTACCGTGAGAACACAAACCAGCTGTCTATCATGCGGAACAAATTGAAAGAATACAAAGACCTCAGAAGTTCTATGTTGCTGGATGGCTCCAACTTGCAGGAGTCTGAACAATATCAGAGGGATGGAGTTGCACTTTCAGATCTTACGAACCGACTGCGAGAATACAATGCAGAACGAAGGAGCATGGAGAACAGTGGTACAGATATCCAGACACCGCATCTTGCGGATGGAAGTGTATTTGCAACCATGGGAGCGACAGCCCAAGCAGCATTTGAAGATATGACAGCCAGTATTCGAAAAGCACAGGCAGCTGCAGTGTCTGCAATCCAGAGTATTCCGGTCGTCGGTCAGGTTGCGTCCAGTGCTGCATATATCGGCTCGAGAGCATTTAAAGCTATGAGTGCTGTTATGAAAGGTGTCGGTCCCGCTATAAAAACAGCATCCGGTGCATTCGGGGCATTACTTAAAAAGTTCACAACCGGATTGCCAGGAATCCGGAAATTTGCCGGAGGAATCAAGCAAGGAAATAATGCTCTCAGTGGTGGAATTGGAAAATTACTCAAATACGGTCTTGGTATTCGAAGTATGTATGCATTGTTCAGCAAGCTTCGAAATGCCCTGGTAGATGGTTTCAAGAACCTTGCAAAGAAGAACAGCGAAACAAACGCAAATCTTTCAGAATTATCAGGCGGATTGCAGCAGTTGAAAAACAGCCTTGCGACTGCATTTTCCCCAATTCTCAATACGATCACACCGGCATTATCAACGCTGATAAATTATCTGGTGCAGGCATGCAATGTTGTTGGGCAGTTCTTTGCAGCTCTTACTGGACAGAAGACATACACTACTGCCTCTAAGGTGCAGAAAGATTATGCCGCCAGTCTGGACAAGACCGGTGATTCTGCAGCTAATGCGGCAGATAAGGTCAAAAAATCCCTGATGGGGTTTGATGAGATCAATAAGCTGGATGATGACAGCAAAAGCAGTTCCGGTGGATCATCCGGAAGTGACGGCGGAAGTTTCGAAGAGAACGAAGTTACAAATAAATATGCAAATTTCGCCCAGATGATCAAGGATGCATGGGCAAACGCAGATTTCACGGAAATAGGAAAAATTGCCGGACAGAAGCTTAATGCGGCCCTTGAAAATATCCCATGGGATGATATCAAAAAGACCTGCAATAAGATTGCAAAATCAGTAGCAACATTCCTTAATGGTTTCATGGAAGGAACAGATTGGAGACTTGTAGGAAAGACGATTGCAGAAGGTGTGAATACTGCAGTAGGAACAGCCTCTACCTTTGTGACCAATTTTGACTGGAGTAAATTCGGAAAATCTGTTGGAGAAACTATTGACAGTACTATCAAAAACATAGACTGGTCGATGCTTGGAAAAACAGCTTCCGATACGATGAAAGGTCTTCTTACATCCTTTTGTGAGGCGGTACAGAATGTGGATTGGAAGAATCTCGGAGAATCCGTTAAGACTGCAATCTTGGCTGTTGACTGGAAAGGAATCTTGCAGAAAGCAGCCGAAGCAGCAGGAAGTATCGCAGGAGGAGCCGCAGCTTTCGTAGCCGGATTGCTGGGGGATATTCCAGGTGAAATCTACAACTACTTCATGGAGAAAAAAGACGAGTGCGGTGGAAGCCTCGTAAAAGGCATATTTAAAGGAATTACGGACGCACTCGAAAACGTAGGGAATTGGATAAAGGAAAATATTTTAGATCCATTTGTCGATGGTTTTAAGAAAGCATTCGGCATTCATTCACCTTCAACAGTATTTGCGGATTTAGGCAAACAATGTATTGCAGGATTATTGCAAGGCATTGCGGATATTCCAGGAAATATTGCAGAAATTGCGAAAAAAATCTGGAGCGGCATTAAAGATGCCTGGGATAATCTGGGTGACAAAGTATTGGGTATAGGCACGAAAGTTTTAAGTACCGGAAAAGATTTATGGGATTCCGTTCAAGGTGCCTGGGATAAAGTAAAAAATAACTCTATCGTTGCTAACGTTTCAGCAACGTTAAAAGGCGGCTGGGATAAACTTGATGCAGCACTGGATAAAGTGAAAAATCAGGCCAAAAATACCACTTACACATTCAAAGCAAAAGCTGTAGGTGCATGGAATAAACTGAAAGCATATGGGAGAACAGTTGTTGATAAAATCAAAAGTAAGTCAGCTGATTATACTGCGAACGCACGCGGTGCTTGGGACAGAATCAAAAATTATCTTGGGGAATTCGGAAGAAATATCAAGAATAGAGCTGCAGATTATACTGCAAGAGCTTCGGGTGACTGGAGCGGTATAGCACGTAACGCACGTACATTGTATGACAGCGTTAAAAGCAAAACAGCTACTTTCCGAGCAAATGCCGTAGGTGCTTGGGACAAGGTTTCCGGTGTTTTAGGTCAGGCGAAAGACTGGCTGGTAAATAAGGTTGTGAACTGGAAAATATCAATACCTCATTTTGCATTGCCGCATTTGAAATTCAGCACATCACCATATAAATTTCTGGGAAAAACATTTCAGATACCAAAACTGGATGTTGAATGGTATGCAAGCGGTGGATTTCCAAAAACAGGAGAAATGTTCATGGCAAATGAAGCTGGTCCTGAATTGGTAGGAAAGATGGGAAATAAAACTACCGTCGCAAACCAGCAGCAAATTATAGCGGGTATTGAACAGGGTGTATATAAAGCTGTTATGGCAGCGTTTTCTATGCAGTCAGCAAAGAACGGAAAGTCTCAGAATGAAACCCCTACATTCAATATCTACGTTGGCGGTCGAAAGGTCACAGACGTAGTCGTAGAAGAAATCAATCACAGAACCAAATCGACAGGCGTATGCCCGATATTGGTTTAACCGGTACCGTCCGAAAGGGCGGTACTTTTTGAAGAAATGAGGTGACAAAAAATGGCCGCATCCATCACGATCGGCGGCGTTGCCATGCCGGAACCGAAGTTAAATGGTCTGAAAATTTCACGAAATAAGATCTGGTCGAAAAATGCAGGGCGTGGAGCAGATGGAACAATGACCGGCGATATTATCGGACTGAAGTGGAAATTGGAAATCGAATTCCTGCCGCTTACAGATGCACAGATGGCAATAGTAGAAGCGGCTGTTGAACCAGCTTTTTTCAATGTAACTTTCCGAAGTCCTAAGACTGGAAAGAACATTACAGTAAATATGTATGCAGGCGATCTTACGTGTCCGGTATACACCTATGTCGGGGGGAAGCCACGGTATGTAGGTGTCACGGTAAACCTGATTGAAAAATAATCATCAGGAGGGAGGTACAAAATGCTTCAAGTTAATGAAATATTCAAAAATGCAGTAGAGCAGGACAGCAGAACATTTAAGGCAAGAGTCGTTCTGGGGAAAGATATTTTTGAGGGTATCAAAAGTTTTGCACTTCATGCTGCCTCGAACAATTCTGCTCATATCAGTATCGGCGGAGCTGTGGCAGCCAGTGTACAAGTCAAAATGGAAGCAACAACCATTTCTCTCGAAAGTAAAGAAATAACGTTACAGATTGGCGTATTGTTCGGTACGGAGTATATATACTGTGACCTTGGAAAATTCACACCGGAAAAAGTGAATAATGATGACGGAATTATCAATTTTTGTGCATATGACAGGATGTATGTGAAGTTTTCAAAAGCATATGTAAGTAAATTGGAATACCCAGCAGACGGAAAAGAAGTGCTGAAAGAGATTAGCAACATGTCCGGAGTACCGCTTGCAAGCAGCATTGATAATCTCCCGTCCGGTGTCAAAATTCCGAAGCGTTGGAAAGAAACGGAAACAACGTATGATGACGAAGGCAATGAAATCACACAAGGGAATTATGTAAACCCATTCGACGGATATACCATGCAGGATGCACTGGGATATGTTGCACAGTTCTATGGAAAATATTGTGTCATTAATCGAAATGGTGAAATTGAACTTCGTTGGTATAAACAGGCGGATTATGAAATATCTGCATCCAGATATTATGATGATCTAAAAAAAAGCGAAAGTCTGTTCAAGCTTGGCAGAATCCAGTGCGATACGGCAACCGCAACATTACTTTCCGGCGTGGGCACTGTAGGAATACAGATTGAGAATCCAGTTATGACGCAGCCCGTCCTTGATAAAATTTGCAATCAGCTGAAAGATTTTACTTTTCAGCCTGCTTCGGTATCTTTTCTTGGAGATCCACGTCTTGACATAGGAGATATCGTTACTATTCACGATAAATACGGAGGAAAAATTAAGATCCCGATTATGAAGCTGTCGATGGATTATGATGGTGGATTAATTACAGAAATTGAAAGTCAGGGAAAAACGGAAATTGAATCCGGGAGCATAAGTAGCAGTAAAGGACCAACAGCACAGGCGATTGAACGGCTGAACATAGAATTGGTTGCAGCGAAAGAAATCATAGGACAGAAGGCAAGCTTCGATGATTTGAAAGCAACAAAAGCTACATTCGATAAAATGAGTGCAAGTTACGGTGAATTTGCAGATCTGACAGCCAAAAGATTAGATGTCGGTGAGGCCGATATAAAACAACTACAGGCAGAAAACGTGGATATCAGTGGACGACTGACAGCTGATGAGGCAGAAATCAAAATAATAAAAACAGATAAGGCAAATGTAAAAGATCTGGATGCAGCGAATGCCAGAATTGATAGTATTTCCGGAAATTTAGCAGATTACAAGGTGGTAATAACCGGAAGTCTTGAAGCTGTAAATGCGGTTCTTGGTTCGTTAGATGCAAATTATGCAAAGATAGATCTTGCAAATATCAAAAACGGAAGTATTACAACCGCAATGATAGGTGTCGGTGTTGTAGGTTCTGCTCAAATTGCAGACGGATCTATTACCGATGCGAAAATAGTGGAGCTGACAGCCAACAAAATCACTGCCGGTACATTATCGGTGGAAAGGCTGATCATCTGTGGCGATAAGAATTCGATCATCTATGCAATCAATAATGCAGGTGAACTGGTATCTCAGAATGTAAATACGATAGATGGTGATGTACTGACCAAGAGAAGCATAACTGCAGATAAGATTGTGGCAGGTGCCATTACTGCCAATGAAATTGCGGGAAAGACCATCACAGCAAATAAAATTGCAACAGGTGCCATTACCACAGGCAAACTGGCAGCAGGCAGCGTGACAGCAGAAAAAATCAAGGCAGGTGCAATCAGTGCAGATAAGATAGCAGCAGGTGCAATCAGCGTAGATAAATTAACTTTTGGATTAAACAGTAATTTATATAATCTTGGATATGATAATTTTGCAACAATCACGGGAAGTACATTGCTTTCATATTTTGAAGACTATCAAGTAAAGGTAGCAACAGAAGTAAAAGAATGTGGAGGATCATTTTTTGCACAAGCACCTAACGTTCCCGGGACCAATGCACTATGGCTTGACGGAAGAGAAACAACAGAAATCTTGCAATCAAAAAATGGATTTATTTTAGGGAGCAGTAAAAAACATGATGGTTTCATAACCTTAATTCCTGGGAAAAAGTACCTGATTTCTTTTTATATAAGATGTCCTTATCTTTCTGAATCAGAAAACAGAGGAATTGAGTTTTTGATATGGGAAAGCAAAGAACGTAGCCATTTGTATAATGGAAATATCTTAGCATCTAAGAAAGGTGAATATGTTTTTTGTGGTTTGCAATGGGAAAGGAAAACAATAAAATACACGTGCGTTAAAGATTTTCCATATATAGCATTAGGTTTTGGTTATATGGAAGCTGCTTTGTTTATAGTTTCTGGGATTCAAGTCGAACAGGTGGAAGATCTTGATACAGAACCAAGCCCATTTTCCGTGTCAAATGTACAGACTGTAGATGCAAAAGATCTGGAAAATGACGGTATAGTTGCTATCAGTGATAATCTCGGTACATTCCAAAAAGGTGTACTAAAATCCGGAAATTATAGCGGTTCTTCTGGAGAATCATTTCCAAGCAGTGGATTTCTTATAGATCTGAACAATGGCTATATTAATACGCCTAGGTTGCGTGTTGCGAGTAACGGAAAGACATACTGTAATTGCAACGGTATAGCAGTAGACGTGAATACATTAGTTGGAAATTATGCAAACTGCTATACATCAGCATCAACAGCGGCAAAAACGGTCAGCCTGTCAGGTTTTGAGCTGGTTGCAGGTGCAAGAGTCTGTGTACGTTTCAACTACGCCAACACGGCCACAAATCCAACACTGAACGTTAATGCTACCGGAGCTAAACCGATCTACTATAAAAACAGCAATATCCCGGCAGAACTGATCGAGCAGTATACAGTCCTGGAATTGGTCTACAGCGGATCATACTGGTACGTGGTCGGAAACATGAATATCCTGACCAAGGGCGACAGCATAAATATTGAATGTTTCACGGCTGGCTATGTGACATCCGCAGGCAAGGAAGTGCAGTTCTGCATTCCGGTATCGACACCGATTGTCGGCTGCAGTTCTGTTAGCATAGCATCGGCAACCGGACTGCAGATCCGGCAGAATGGGAATTATATTTATGGTGGCAATGCATCCACGCTGGTAGCGGCATCGTCCTACCGGGGCGTTGTCAACCGTAATATGGTATCTATTGCCGCAACGATGCCGAATACAACCAACGCAGTCAACAATGCACCATGTGGTGTGCATGCGGCATTGAAGCTGACATTTTCGTAACAATCAATTACAGAAAGCAGGTGAGAAATACATGATAACAGCAATCATAGATGCAGGGCAGCATTACTGCCAGGCAGTCAGTGACCTGTGGCAGTGGGATTATGGACAGACACTGCGGATCCAGGGCGTGAAGCTCCCGGCGGCGGTCGAGGTTCAGTTTTCGACAACAGAGCGGATCGGCGAAACAGTCACCAGAATTGGTGTGACGCAAGAGGGGGTTACTGAGGTACCTATCCCAGATACACTGCTGGAGGGCAGCGGAACAACGCAAGATTATACAATCTATGCGTTCGTGTACATCGAAAACGGCGATTCTGGAAAGACGGAGTATCGTGTCAGCATGAAAGTCCGGGCAAGGCCGAAACCGGAAGCCCATGCCACACCGGAAGAAGGGGAACTGTTCCGGCAGGCAATTGTGGCAGTTGCTGAATCCGCTGATCGAGCGGAGAGTGCCAGGAAATCAGCAGAGACAAGTGCCGATGAAGCCAAAACAGCAAAAGAAAATGCAGAAACAGCAGCAAAAGTTGCAGAAGCATTCAAAACAGAAGCCGAAACCGCAAAGAACGATGCAGTACAGGCAAAAGAAGCCGCTGAGAAAGCCAAGATAGGAACAGCAGCGGATAGGGAAGTTACAGAAGCGGCATCAAAAGCGGCACAGGTGAGTGCAGTTTCAGCGGAAAAGTCGGCAGAAAAAGCTGAGACGGCAAAAGAAGAAATCCAGGAATCGGCGGATCAGATTCAGAAGAATGCAACAGAAATTGATTCGCTAAAGGAAGATTTAGACAACATGAAGGTTATGTCTAACTCGATTGAATTTAATGTAAAAAACATTAATTTTATTAATGGACATGTATTGAAAGATACTGGAAAAACTGAAAGTGTAAGCACGTTTTATACTACCAACTTCATTCCTACGCCTTTGATTGACAAATTGATTATATCTATGGACGGACCTGCGATTGTTAGATTCGCACAATATGACGCATCTAAAAATTTTATAGATGGGACTTATATAAATACAAGCGATACAACACAATTTATAAATGTTGTATTTAGCGATAGTACCCGATATATGAAGATATGCGTTGGAAGTTGGACGGATTTGAAACCTATAGAATATTATAAATCAATAATATCTATTGCCGGCGATATGGTTTTAGGCGAAATTAGAAAGATACCCAAATATAAAAAAGCACAATATGTAAAAGAAAATATTACATACAGTTATTTACCATTAAAAATAAATACAGGGGTTGATGTTCCAAATGGTATTTTTGAAAAAAGAAATATCAAAGCAAGTACATTTTTTGAATATTATAATGACATGGTTTCAATTTCAGTGTCACCAAATTTGTTGTTTATGGTTTCAGCTAACTCTGACGGATATGGATCTGAAGCAACTACTGTAGCCGTATGGAGAAGTGAAGATTTTGAACTTTCTGATTTCAACTATAGATATATATTTCTTCAAGTTAAAAAACAAGATGGCTCAGAAATAACACTTGATGATATTGCAAACTCTGTGCAAATCAAGAGATATACGTCCATTGATGACTACGTCGGAAAATCGGAGCATATCATTTCCGCAAACAATATTAAAAATGCACCTGTTGTATCTAAACTTGTTGATGAATCATACGCTCATGAATCGAATTTTGTTATTATAAATGGAATGTGCTATATGCACTACATGTATAATACATGGGACAAATGGAGTGATATGAACATACACCCAGAAACTCAAGGTTATATTGGGGTACGATTATCGGTATTTAGCATTGCAGAACCGAATAAAAGAACCGTTTACAATATCGTTAGAGGCGGTGATGATTTTTTAGGTGAAACCGTTGAAACAGATTTTTGTGGAAGTGGTACAATAACTAAAATTGGTACAGTTGTTAGAATACTCACAAATATCACTTTATCAAATAGCGGCAGAACGTGCGTGTTTTTTGATTTTGATTCGAATACAAATAGTGTCACAAAAAAAGGCATCTGTAATGTAAGAATTAAAGGTGCTGATGACTTTGTGCCAATGACAACTCAAAATGGAAAACAACATGCGAAATGGTTATATGATAATGGATATATTGATACAGAATACGAATCATTATTTAACGAATTTGGAAGTGATATAAGAGAATATTCTGATAATGGAACAAAATACGTTACAACAGCTATGGCAAATGGAACAAATGCAAGGTCTTGTGTTTTATTGACAAGCGAAGATTGTATAGACTGGACAGCATTGGGAATCTTAGATACGCAAACAGCGAGTGGTATAAGACTTAACGTCATGGAAGCTGGTGCTTTCAGGTTTGGAGCACAATTTTATTTGATTGGAAGAAATAATGTGAATATTGCAATAGACTCAAAAGATGTACCATATTTTTGGAAAATTGAAGATTCTAATTTATATAAATCAACGAAACCGGTATGTTTGGCCGGAGATGTTGACTGTTCTGGTGCAAAGCCATCTGTAATACGTTTGATGAGCAGAAATAATTTGTTTTTACTTGCAAACATTTCTGCTTATGATAAAAATGAATTTTCTTTAGTTTCAGGCATAGCCAGAGTTGCCATTGAATTTTATAAACTCAATTTTGACAAAGATACTATGAAAGCAAAAAGAATATTGAGAGTTTCAATGAGAGAGGGCATTCATACCCCTTGCTTGTATGAATACGAGGGGAATGTTTATATGTCTTATACATCGCAAAAAAAGGTTACTGCATTTTATGGATGGTGATATTCGATTTTGCAAACTTGATGAAGAATTGTTTCATTAACTAAAGAGGGCTACGGTAAATGGAGATGGGGAAGATTATGCATATGAATATTAACTGATGGTACACCGTCAGAGTAAGGCGGTAGAAGTATATTTTTATAATGTTTTGAAAACGGAAAGGATGGGTAAATATGATGAACAAAATTATTATGTTACTTGCGGGCAATTCATTTTTCCGCATTTTGCTGATCGCAGTCACACTGGACACTATTTTAGGGGTGCTTCGGGCGATCAAAGAGCACAAGTTTAATTCCTGCGTGGGCATCGATGGGGCAATCCGCAAATCAGCCATGCTGCTGTCGGTGTGCCTGCTGATGGCAGTGGATGTGATCCTGAATATCAATGTATTGTTTATGATTCCTCAGAATTACATCGAACTTCTTGGGATACATAAACTTGGAATCTGTGAATTTTTCAGCATCTTGTTTGTGCTGTACGAAATCGTGAGTGTACTGAAAAATATGACCTTGTGCGGTTTGCCGGTGCCGGCAAAAATTAAACGCTGGGTGCAGAAATTCCTTGAGGATATGACAGAAGAGCTTCCGGAAGAGAACAGGACAGGGAACGCATGAACAATTTAAGCAAAGCAGAATAAAAAAAGCAAAGGGGGCGTGAAAGCGTCCTCTTTTATTGCAAAAAAATGAACGGAGGAAAGCAGGATGAACGGATTATTAAAAATCAATTATGGAACAGAACAGCCGACGGTATCGGCGAGAGACTTGCACGAAGCTTTAGAAATAAAAACAGCTTTTAAAGATTGGTTTCCTCGAATGACAGAATACGGTTTCGAGGCAGGAAAAGACTTTAGCTCAGAAATGAGCAAAAGTACAGGAGGCAGACCAGCCGTTGACTATCAAATTTCCATCGACATGGCAAAACAGATCTGCATGATCCAGCGAAACGAAAAAGGCAGGCAGTACCGCCAGTATTTCCTTGACCTTGAAAAAGCATGGAACACACCGGAACAGATTTTTGCCCGTGCTTTGAAAATGGCAGATCAGCAGATTGAGAAACTCAAAGCAAGTAATGCAAGCCTTGTGGAAGATGTGCAGCGGATGAGACCGAAAGAAGTGTTTGCGGATGCGGTCAGTGTGTCGAACACCTGCATCCTGATCGGGGAGCTGGCAAAGATCCTGAAACAGAACGGTGTGGATATCGGACAGAACAGGCTGTTCACATGGATGCGTGAAAACAGGTTCCTGATCAGCAGAAAAGGAACAGATTACAATATGCCAACGCAGAGAAGCATGGAAGCTGGTTTATTTGAAATTAAAGAAAGAACAATCAATAATCCAGATGGAAGCGTGCGGATCACAAAGACTGTACTGGTAACAGGGAAAGGGCAGCAGTATTTTGTGAATAAATTTCTGAAAGAATAAATTTTCCAATAACAAGAAAGGCGGTAGAGACTATGAACAAGATTAACCGAATGATTTCAAATTACAATTATAATCCCGGCAATATTTCCAGAATCAAATACATCGTGATCCACTACGTCGGAGCATTGGGCGGAGCACAGGAAAATTGTGCATACTATGGTGGTGGCAACCGTGGGGCATCTGCACACTATTTTGTCGGTTTCGCCGGCGAAATTTGGCAGTGCGTGGAAGATCGGAATATCGCCTGGCATTGTGGGGCGAGCAGTTACAAACATCCGGAATGCAGAAACGCTAATAGCATTGGGATTGAGATGTGTGTGCGAAAGAAGAATGCGGCGAGTCTTGGGGCAACAGATAAGGACTGGTATTTTGAAGGAGCAACAGTACAGTCTGCTATTGAGCTGACCAGATATCTGATGAAGAAATACAACATTCCTGCAGATCATGTTATTCGCCACTATGATGTAACCGGAAAAATTTGCCCGAATCCGTATGTATACAATACAGGTACGTATACATGGGATGCCTTCAAACAAGCCATTTCTGGGCAGAGTGGCGATATTCTTCCAGCAACCGACAAACCATGGTACCGTGTCCGCAAGACCTGGAAGAATGCCAGCAGTCAGATCGGGGCATTTAAAACGATGAAGAAAGCCAAGCAGTGTGCAGATCAGCATACCGGTTATCATGTCTACAACGATGCCGGTAAAAAGGTGTACACATCCGCAAAACTCCCATACAATGTGCGGCCGAAAACCGCAAATGTTCCAATCAGGACAGGAGCGGCCAAAACATACAGTGCTGCCAGAACGTTTTTGCAGCCAGGTAAGTACGTGATCACCGAGGAAAAGAACGGATTCGGCAAGCTGAAAAGCGGTGCAGGATGGGTGTATTTGAAGAAAGTGGAGAGGGTATAAGAAATTAAAATTCGTGTTGCATTTCGTGTTGCATAGTTTTATATTATTGTGAAAAACGTGTCTTTTAGTACAACTTACTTATATATAAAATGTAGTGTTTATCGGCTTTTTACGCAAAGTCTCAAAAACACTGCATTTGTAATAAATGCACTTTAACCGGTTCGATTCCGGTCTGCGGCA